CAGAACCACCAAGCACGATGTCGCCAGCAGCGCTAGTCAGAGCAAGCACGGTGCTGGTTGCGTCATACGATGCGCGTACTTGCATACGAGCGGTGTAGCCCGTGAGATTGATGGCAGCCCCGGTGGAATCCGCCCACGTCGCTGTCAACGAAAGCGTGGCGCCCTGTTGAATTTCTAGCTTGTAGCGATTCTGCGTGCTCATTAGAATGCAAGTCCTCCCCTTAGTCGGTACGGCTCCAATAGCGCCTTGACCTCAGGGTGCAGCGCTGCGCTCATTCGCATGACGCTACCCTCACTGCCCGCCCCGATGACGCCGAACGGCGCTTGACGGCTGCTGAACAGGGCGAGCGCTTGAATGATCGTCGCCTGCTTGACGGCGGCTGGAACGGCGGGCCATCCGAAGACGCCAGTAACCTTCACGCCATTTGGAATAAGTGGGAACATTTGCGCGCCCGTGGCAAGGTTGGCGTCCATCCAGTAGTACGGCATGGAGTCTGCAGCAGCGTTCCGGGGGTAGAAGATGTAGTCCGTGGATGACCATACGGTGCTGAACGTACCGTCCCAGCCGTTATCCGTGGCGAGCTGCGAGATGCTGACCAGCGGGTCAATCTGGCACTGCGTGACTCGATTGGCTTGGTAGTAGCGCGTCTGACTAGACGTCTGACCAAAGCCAATGACAGTGTCGCAGTAGCGATCAACCATCTTGGCTGAGGTATTGAGCACGTCTTGCAGCGCCGTATCGCTCACGGTATCGCTGCTCAGGATGCCTGCAGCTTCCTTGAACTCGGCAAGCGTGGCGTAGGTGGTGTTTGCCATTTAGTTATTCCCCATAAGGAGAATTTGAATCGTTGGCGTACCTGACGCCACAATCCCATACAATTTTGCGCCAGCGGCAAGATTGATGGATACAGGGCCAGCGGCAGAGTCAATGCCCATTCCGGTGCTCGCAGTAACGTCGGACGCGCCCAAGTAGACGACGGTGGCGGTTTTGTTGTGTACTAGGACGCGGCATCCGTCATTGTCTGCAGACACCAGTAGTGTAGCCGCGCTAGTTACCGTGACTTGGGCGCTCGATAGGTCAGCCATTTAGCGATTCTCCTTGCTCTTAGTGGTGATCGTTGGCGTTAGTGTAGCGCGCTCAACGGCGCCATCCAGCGTTGCACGTTCGTGTGGCACGGGTTCAGCGATTGCCCGTCCAAGTCGAATCAGCGCGCGTGCCGCCTCCTCAGGCAAGTCCATCACGATGCCATCACGGCTCTTGGTCAAGATTCGGATTCGCATGTGCCTCCAAACACGAACGGGGAGCCGAGCCTACGCCCGACTCCCCGCCCGTTCTACCTAGTCCCTACGGATTAGGAAGCCGACGACTTGAGGCTCTTGACGGCATTGCCGTCAACAAGGCCCGTCGTGCCGCGCACGATGATGCGGTACGTCACAAGTCCGACGTTGAACGCGTAGTCCTTGCTGGACTCAACGCTCACGCCCGGGGCAACTACTGCCGTGTAGATGCTCTTCAAGTCACCGAAGACGGTGTGAAGGGCATTCGCGCCAGTGTTTGCCAAAGCGGCTGAATAGACTGGGAAGCCAAGAAGGCTGTCAGGCTTGCTCAGGTCGCCCGGGATAAAGATCGGTCGGTTCTGGCTGTCGAGAAGCTTGACGATGCCACCAAGGGTTGCATCGTTCGCCATGAAGCCAGCCGTGCCCTTGCGGCGATACTGCTGCTTGACCGAATAGACAAGGTCTACAAGGTCGGCATAAGTAGGAGCAAGGGTCGATGACGTCTTGCCAATTGTTGCAGCGGCTGCAACGGCTGGGCCCGCAACTGCACCGTGTGCAACTGCGACTTCAACGGATGCCTTAGCAGCGATCCATGAAGCCACGTCGAACATGGCATCGGTAGCCTGCTCCAGCGAAATCTGAAGCAAGGTGCCGTACTTAGCAGGCGTCAACGACAGTGAGTCGCTGGTGCCGTCGCTCTCGCCGATCGCCGAGCCCTCAGCTACTGCAGCAGCAGTACCAAGCGCCGTCGTTCGTGGGAACGTGATTGCGTTTCCGGTTGACACGTTCATGATGCTGACAACTGCAGCGTCAAGGAACGGGTTTACCTGCCCGGCAGTAACCCAGAACGAGTTGTCCTGTGTGACTGGCTGGGTGAAGGTCGACTTGGTGATGTCACGAAGCTCGATTGAACCACCCTCACGGGCAATGCGGCGAAGCTCAGCGTTCGTGTCCTTAGGCTCTTCAGTCTTAGGAGCGAACACAGCGGCATTCTCAGCACGCACTTCGGCAGCCGCAGAGCGGGCCTCAGCAGCGTTCTTCTCAGCCTTGATCGCATCGGCAAGGCGTGCAGCCTCAGCGGTCAGCGAATCCACGCGAGCATTCTGCTCGCCTTCAAGAGCGGCGCCACGCTCAGCGGCGTCGGCAACGATTGACGAAGCCTCAGTGAGGAGCGCTGCACGCTTCTCAGCAAGCTTCTTCTGAAGGTCTGACATTTGTCATACCCTTTCTGCAGCAAGTGCTGCACTGTTTTTTTCTACAATAGGTACGCGACTATCCGCAAGGAGCCTTCAGGAGAGAGCCTTCCCGTAGGACGCGAGTCTCTTGACGCGGGCTTGTTAGATGTCTTCCTGCATCATAAGGGCGATTGCCAGCTTTTTGGCTGCCACAGTTGGGTGCACGGCTCGTGGCTTCGCGCCCAACTTTGCCCGGACTTTGTCAAGGAGGTTCGTCTGCTCTTCGTCCAACTTCTTGCCAGCCTTGATGGCTTCAACCGTTGCAATGAGCGCATCGGCGTCAACGCCAAGCGGCTTGGCAGCCTTGCGAACGGCGGTTAGCCCGAGCGTCGCAGGGTATGCAGGCGTGTGCCCAGAGAGCGTTGACACTTCGAGAAGGCCCACGTCAGTAAGGGTGCGGCTGCCATCTTCATTCCACTGCTGCCCGTTCTTTGGAACGGTAAAGCCGAAGCTCATGCCCATTGCGGTGGCTTCGTGGGTCAGTTTGCTAATCACGGCTGCGGCGTCAGGATCGGCTGGGTCAAGTTTCGCCTCAACGCGAAGCCCGACTTGATCTTCTTGCAGCTTGAGTCGCCCGCTTGCAGTCGTCGCCAGCATGCGGCTCTCATCGTGACCGTGAAGGAACTTGATCACTCGGCGCCCCTGATCAGCCTGCGCGATCGCGCGCTTGAATGCGCCGGGGGCGATTCGTTCAATGAACGGCAGCCCTTCGCTTGCGGTGTTGAAGACGGCGGCGTATCCCGTGAACGTCTTCTGACCGTCGGCGGTATCAGCGACCACGAAGTCGCCAATCGGCTGCACGCGAATCTCGTGTTCATTGGCGGCGGCGCGCGCTGGGGCTTGTGGCTGCATTCCAGAATCAACGCCAGCCTGAAGTGGCTCAGCCATTGGTGCGCCCTGCTCGCCGCCTGCAACTTCTTCGGCGGTTTCGGTGCGGTCAATCATGGCATCCAACCAGCCCTTTGTGGCGTCGCAGGAGTATTCGTTGGATGGATCAACGCCGTAGAGCATGGCAAGCACGGCGTACGGGCCGGGCCATGCTGGGTCAAGTGGGTCGCTATTGGCTGGGATGTCGTCCCACATGTTTTCATTCTTGAGGATCATGCGCTCAACTTCGTAGAGTTCTTCGCTGTCAATCTGACCTGACGCGAGCATCTTGCCGTATTCGTAGTCGCGTTCCTGAACGTCAGGACGCCCAAGTCCTGATTCCCACGCCAACATGCCAGCGGCGGCTGGTTCCATGACATAGTCAGGCACTGTAACCAAGCCGCGCTTGACCATCTTGGTCGGCGCTGCGTACGTCATGCCTTGCGGGAGGCTGTCAGGATTCGGGGTCATGTCTGGAACGATAGCGCCCGCAGGCGTCTTTGGCTTTGCTGGATTCTTGTGATCGTTTGATCCCGAGACACTTGCGGTGCCCAAAATCTGGTAGCCCGGCTTGACGTTTTTTGGGTCTTCCACTTCGAGTCCAAGCTCGGCGTAGGCGGCACGCGCTGCTGGATCATTGTCAATGCACAAGTCAATCTCTTCGCCAGCCTTGATCAGCAAGTCAGCCTTGTACTTCTTAAATGCGACGCCCGAGTTCGGGCCCACTGGGAAGTCGCTTAGGTGGATGTCGCCATACGGAATGTTATTCGCCTTCAGCCAGCGTTCGGT